AGCTCGGCTGGATCAGGTCAGGGAACACCAGGCGCCGCCCGTACACGTCGGGGATCCCTTGGTAGGCGCGCGCCACGTTCGTCTGCCCGGTCAGCCGGTTGTTCGGGCTGTCGGTGGCCGTGGGCGTCTCGGGCAGCTTCGGGATCAGCGCGAAGGACGCCACGGCCAGCAGCGCGCCGGCGATCAGCACCCAGGCCGGGACCGGGCCGGCGGGCCGGTGCACGACGACGACCGTGTCGCCGCACTGCGGGGGCGCGTCCAGGCGCTCGTCGGTGAGCGGGTCGATGCGCTCGCAGTTGATGAGCACCTCGCACTCGGCGCCGCCGCCGGGCATCAGGCGCTCGATCTGGTGCTGCAGCGGCTCGGTGCCGTTCAGCTGGTGAGCCTCGCGGCCGAGCATGCCGGCCGGGTCGCGCAGGACGATGAGCGTGGCGGTCATGGGGCGACGGCTTTCGGGGTGGGCGCGTAGAAGCGCAGGTCGGGGTACAGCCTGGCCATCGCCGCCAGCCGCGTGATGCGCGGGCCGCCAGCGCTGCCGAGGCCGGGCGCCTCGGTGTGCAGCAGGTCGCCGCCGGGCAGCAGCACGCCGCAGTGCCGCGGCAGGCCGACATCCCAGGCCATGAAGCCGCAGGCGCCGGGCAGCGGGCCGCACTCGCGCCAGGCCGGCGCCAGAGCCGCGAAGCCGTCGGCCATGCCGCTGCATGTGGCCGGCTCGGGCACCAGCTCGACACCGACGACCTCACGCCAGTAGAGGACGATCAGGCCGAAACAATCTGCCGCCTGCCAGTCCGACCGCCAGCGCACGTAGCGCGGGCCGTCGATGCCCATGCAGCGCTCGACGAACGCGGCGGGGGTCATCAGACAAGCTCCAATCCCGTGAACACCTCGGGCAGGTACACCGGCGCGCGGGCCGTGCGGCGCAGCCGGTCGAGCGTGGCCGTGACCTGCACCGTCGAGCCGTTGAAGCTGACGCCGCCCTTGTCGTCGGCGTACAGCGTCCACGAGCGCTTCGGCGCGTCGGTGTCCTGCAGCCACACGGCATAGGTCACCGTCACCGGCACACGCGAGGCGGCCGCGCGGATCAGGCGCAGCTGGGTCTTGAAGGTGCGGCCGACCTGCTGGCGCGCGAAGCTGACCACGAGCTTCGGCTGCTCGCCCGGCGCCGGCACCGGCGGCCGAATTTCCATGGCGACCGGCGTGTAGCTCTGGCCGCCCAGCGTGACCGCCGCGAACTCGTTGCGCACCAGGCGCACCGGCGCGCTGAACTCGGCGTGGCTGAAGACGATGGTCTCGAAGCGGGCCTCGACCGGCTTCGTGGCCCAGAAGGCGCGCTCGGTGATCGGCATGGCGTCAGCGGATGTCCGCCGTGAAGACGCACTCGATCACGTCGTCGGCCGCGTGGTACTGGCCGGTGATGCGATCGACGCGGCCTGCCGCAGTGGAGAGCGTGGGAGCCGTGCCGCCCGGCCACTTGAACTTGGAGCCGTAGGCCAGCGTGCGCGAGCCGGTGCCGTCCTGCTTGATGCGCCAGTTGTAGATGCCGCCGTCGCGCAGGTTCGTCGGGTTCTCCAGGGTGCGGTTCCCGGCCAGGGTGACGGCGAAGCTGTTGCTCAGCGCGCCGTCTGTGGCGATGCTGCCGGTGTCGAGAAGGCCGACGTAGGCCACGGTCTGCGCGCCGGTGAAGGTGTTGCCGCCGGCAAGCCGCACCGGCGCGGGGCCGTCCACGACGCCGTTCCAGTTGTTGCCCTCGTTGTCGATCAGGCCGGCGCCGCTCGTCACGCTTGCGCTGAGACCCAGGCTTGTGTTCCCGCGGGCGATGATCCGGCCGCCAAACCCGCCGCCCGCCGACTGGTTGCGCAGGATCGCCACGTCGTCGGCGCCCGCGCCGCCGGGCTGCGTGCTGAACTGCACGCTGTTGCCGAAGCAGTTCACCAGCGTGTTGACCGGCTGCCCACCGTCAACCTGCACCAGGCTGCCGAAGCTCTCGCCGGACGTGTTGATCAGCGAGTAGGTGCCGCCCTGCGCGTCGTTCACGTAGAAGACGGCGCCGCCGGGCACGTTCTGCCGGTAGTTGCAGCCGGCCACGAAGCGCACGTTGAAAAAGCAGTAGCCGCCCGCCTCGACCTTGCCGCCGAACACGAAGCGCGTCGTGCCGATGGCGTGGAAGAGGTTGCCAAGCGTCTCGGGGTTGCTGATGCGCTGGAAGCCGCTGAAGCCGAAGTTGACCGGCCCGACGGCGATGGCCGTGTCCTCGCTCGAGGTGTTGCCGCTGGTGTCGGAGAAGTAGGCAGCGCCGAATGTGCCGTCGACGCACTTGATGACCGTCGAGAGGATGTCGGGGTCAAGCGCCGAGCCGCCGGGAGAGCCTGCTTCCACCCACGCGGCTTTCGGCCCGGTAACCGGATCGGTGCTCCGAACCCAAAGCACGCGGTTGTTGTAGCTCTTGTTGTCGTAGCACTTGTTCAGCGGGTCGGTCGAGAGCCCGATGCGGAACACGTCGTACACGGCCGCGTGGCAGACGACGGTGTTCGAGTGGAATCGGTTGTCGTACACCCCTGCCGTCTTGCCCAAGGCGTCGAGCAGCGGAACGGCGCCGCTGCTGAAGAACTTGAGCGGGAAGATGCTGATGAAGCTCGCGTAGTGCACGCGGTCAATGCTGGGCGGGCCCAGGAACACGTTGTCGTGCACGTTGACGCGCCGCACGATGCCGCAGACGCCATAGACCGCAAGGCACTCGTCGCTGGTCATGTGGGCGAAGCGGTTGCCGTGCACCTCGATGTTCTCGGTGGCCCAGAGCTCGGCCTCGGCGTCGACGATGGCCCTGTCGCTGGGGTCAGTGCTCTGCAGCGTGGTCAGCGAAAGAGCGGTCCCGCGGAAGTTGCGCACCCACAGGCAGCCGCCGCCGTCGGGCTGGATGCGGGTGCCCGCGCCATAGGCGCCCGTCGTGTTGATGAAGTCGTTGTCGTAGATGACGCCGTTGCGGCAGGTTGCGTACAGGTCGACGAGTGAGCTCACCGGCTGCGTCTTGCCCTCAAAGACCGTAGGCACGGCCTGCAGGTACAGGCCCTTGATCTCGAACGACTTGACGTTGCCGAGCCCGATGCCGCCCATGCCCTGCGGCAGGCCGATGCGCAGGCCGAAGTCACGGTAGTAGCACTCGTCTGCGGTGGCGTCATCGAAGGCCGTCGAGAAGCGCCGGTTGACGATGGCGAACTCGTTGCCGAACGTGGCGCTGGCATCGAACGGCGCCTGCAGCGTGATGAAGCTCTTGCCGCGGATGCCGATGATCTTGTTGCACCTGAACGCGCGGCGGGTGACGACATTCCACGGCGGCAGGCGAAGCGGCACGCCGAGCGCGTCTGCGTCGAACGCAGCGCGTGCGAGCATCTCGCCGACCTCCGACCCGCCCTCGCCGGCCGTGAAGACGATCGCGCCCAGCTCGGGGCTGTAATACTGGCCTTCCGGTGGCGCAGGCGGTGGCGGGGGTGGCGGGGGTGGCGGTGCGACGATCAGCGGGCCGGTGCCGCTGCGCGACACGATGCTCGCGCTGTAGACCCAGAGCTCACCCTCGATCCGGGCGTCCAGCAGATTGGCGTCGAGGAAGTTCGCCGTGATCTCGCGCAGCCCGGTCTCGGTGCGCAGCGGGATGGTGAATTCGAGAGTGCCGCGCGCCAGGTCTGATTCAAACCACTCAATGAACTCGGCCGCGTGGTGCTGCTGCAGGCGCCACGTCAGCGACCACACGGTCGGTGTGTCGGTGCCGGTCGGCTCAATGTAGGGCGCACCGCGGCGCGGGTTGGCCACGCCAAAGGCCGCGCCCTTGCTGCGGCTGCGCTCTGCGCGCAGAGGGCCCGGAATGGCGGGATAGGCAACAGGCACTAGAACCTCCCTCGGACGTTGCTGCTGCTGGTGAGGTCGTTCCACTGCGGGCCGCTGTTCTCGCGGAACTGGCTCCCCAGGGCGGCCAGAGACCGGCCCACAGCGATCTCGATGATTCGCGCCTCGTTGTTCACGGTCGCGGTCGTGCCGGGCGGTGCGTTGTTGATGTTGATGACCCAGCCACCGGAGCCGCCGCCGACCTCGTCAGCCGGCACGACCTGGCCGCTCGACGTGGGCAGCATGTATTGCCGGCCGCCGCTGCCGACGAACATCTCCGGCGCCCCTGTCTCGTTGACGCGGTACATGCTGCCGGCCGACACCGGGCCGCCGAACTGACGGCCGCCGCCGTAGTTGATGCCGGCGATGCCGCTGATGAGAGCGCCGCCGGCCGATGCGATGGCCGCGTAGTTCGCGAGCTTCTGCACCGGCGTCAGCGCCGTCGGGTCGGCCAGCGCCTGCATGATCGCCATGTTCAGCTTCAGGCCGGCGTCGGCGATGGCGAAGGCCTTCGAAGCCGCGAACAGGGCCTTGAAGGTGCTGCTCTGCTCGCCGCCGAACTGCTTCGCCAGCGCGGCCATGTTGCCGAACAGGTTCGAGGTCGCGCCGAGCAGCTGGCTCTGCGCGGCCATGCGGTCGTTCTGCTCGCGCTGCATGATCTCGCTGATGCGCGTGGCAGTGTCCTGCTCGAGCTGCACCTTGGCGGCGGCGTACAGCGCCAGGTTCTCCTGGTCGAGCGCGGCGTACTCGCGGAGCAGCGCGCTCTTTTGCTCGAGCTCAAGCTGCAGTCGGGCCACCGGGTCGTCGCCGATGGCCAGGCCCATGGCGAACTGCGCGCCCTCGTCGCGCTTGCGCTGCGCTTGGGCCTTGGCCTGGGCTTCCTGCTCGCGCCGGCGCTGCTGGTTCTCGAAGAACTTCTGAGCCGCAGCGTCTGCCTCCTCCTGCACGCGGCGCTCGCCCTCGATCTGCTCGAGATAGCCGCGGGTGCGTTCGTCGGCCGCGCGCTTCGCCTCGTCGGCGGCCTTCTTCGCGGCCTTCGGGTCCGGGCCGCCGGTGTTGCTGCGCAGCGTGCTCGGCTGACCGCCGGCCGCCATGCGGTCGCTGCGGTCCATGTACCCGCCGGCCGTGTTCCCCATCGCGCCCATGCGCTCGCGCATCGCCTGCCCGGCCAGCTGGCGGCGGCCCAGGCTGCGCGCGTCGGCTGCGTCGAGCTCTGCGCGCGCTGCCGCGGCGTCGGCCTTGATCTGGTCGCCGAGGGCTCGGGCCTGCGCGAAGTCGCCGCGCATGACGGCCGCGATCTGCGCGCCGATGCCGC